ACTGCCGTCATCCAGGAGTCCCTGTACCCGTCCCGCCTCCAGCTGGTTCAGGTTGCGGCCCAGCCTCGCCGCAATATCATCCGGCGTTGCGAGACTGGGCAGCGTTGACATCTGCAACTCCCTACTTCTTGACCGGCTGTACCTCAGGCGGTGCGGCCGCTTCGGTTTCCGACGGAATCCAGCACCACGTCACCAGGCCACCTGACTCTCGTCCGGGCACGCCGACGAGAACCCAGTTTCCTGGCAGTCCTTGCGTCGGGTAATCCGGCGTGTAGTCCGGATGAGTAACTGCGAGCGGCCATGGAACAAATCCTCCAACCGTCGCGTCGGTCTCTGGATCCTGAACGAACGTCCAGTTGCCAGCGTTCAGATCGGGAACCTCCGGGTGATCCGGAAGGTCATCGGGATCGACAGTAGGCAGCCCCTGCTGCTGTCCCGGCGGTGTAACATCGACCCACGGCGGCGCACCACCCCAGATACCAGGCGGTGGCCCTCCAGGAGCAATTGGATGAGCCGGAGATCCTGGTCCTGGCCAGACGGACGGCGGCACCGGCAGCCCTTGATCTGGGCGTCCTGGCCCCGGCCAGACTCCGGGAGGTGGACCGCCAGGCGCGATCGGGTGAGCCGGATTCCCTGGCCCGGGCCAGACGGCCGGAGGAACAGGCAGTCCCTGGTCAGGCCGCTCCGGACCTGGCCAGACACCTGGCGGCGGACCACCGGGCGCGATCGGGTGGGCTGGGTAACCGGGGCCGGGCCACACTGACGGTGGCGGGCCGCCGGGAGCGATTGGGTGGGCTGGGTAACCGGGGCCGGGCCAGATGCCTAGATCCGGTGGCTGCGGCGGCACAGGCCACACGCCGGGTGGGTAGTAGATTGGTGGAGTTGGTACGCCGTCCGACATCTCTGGGACCCATGCCTCGACAATGACGTAGCGCTTGGACATTACTCTCCATTCCATTCTCAATTATTCGACGCACGGCTGCTGACGGAGGGGACAACAGCCGCGCGCCAGCTTCTAGTCGTCCTTGGCCGTTGAGCGCCGTGTGTGGCTCTGGCCCTTCGTGGGAGTGCTTTCCTCCTCTTCCGTTGCCGCGCCGACAGCAGTACGCGTGCCGCCGGGGTATGCCTGGATGACGTCGATTGGGCCACCCGTCGGAACGGTCGAACCCTTGCCCAGAACCGCGCCGAACGGCCACCGTTGAGTGATCGTGTGGCTCGGGTTCATAACGGTGACTGGGTTAACGGTCGCGTAGGCGAGACGCATAACCATGCGCATCGCAACGGCGTCCTGCTGCATGAGGTTGAGGATGACCTTGCCGGTGTCGTCGGAGATGACGCCCTCCGTGAACATCTTGAAGTTGATGTCCTGCCGGATGCCGATGATGGCCTTGGTGAAGTCACCGGCGAGCATGAGCGCCCCGTTGATCGGATTGATCCAGGAGCCATTGTTGACCTCGGACATCTGGTACCCGTACAGCTTGCCGCCGGGCGTGTCTGACATGTTCGGTTGGTAAATCGGGATGCCCTGGGATGACCGGATTCCGGCCAGCTTCCAGTTGATGCCCGGCATCGCGGCGAAACCGCTCATCGTGTAGCCGGTCTCCGCCATGATCTCGCCGAGCGAGGTGACGTCCTGGCCAAGGTCAACGCCGGTGCCCTCTAGCACGCACTGACCGGACAGTCCCGCGCCGGGGAAGACTGCTTCACCCCATGTCGCTGGCTTGTTCACGCCCCAGAGAACCGCCGAGTCGATGAGCGCGCCGACCGCCTCCGTGATGCGAGGCTGAACCTGCGACCACAACGGCACGTCCGCGTCGTCAAGGTACGCAAGCGGGATCGGCACAATGCAGGCAAGCTCTTCAACGACCATGATGACGTTCTGCCACGCCATCTGGGACGTCTGCTTGAGACCGGTGTCCCCGCCGACCCAGTACGCCATGGGCAGCACGTCGAGTACTGGCATGCGTTGCGTCTTGGAGGACAGAGTGGTCTTGTTCATGAGGGTCAAAGCCGCCGATGACTTCGGAGCCTCCTGGATGATCGCCGCAGCAAGAGGCTGCGGAACGAGAGGGTCTGGTGTTCCGGACGACCGGAAAATCCCAGTATCGTAGGTGCCCATGAAAGCCCTTCCACACTACGGCGGATAACCGTAGTGCCTACGTTCGATTGAGCAGGTTACGGAACCATTGCTCGTTGCTTGTCGGCGTTGCGCCAGCCGGAGCTGAGCCCGGCCTCATGGACTCAACCGGCCGTGCGGCCGGCACTTGCTGCTGTTGCTGAGGGACAGTCCCATTCGGGACAATTCCCCTCTCAGCTAGGAGCTGTTCCGCTATCGCCTGGGCCGTCTCCTCGATGACTTGCGCGAATAGCTCTGCTCGCTCATTGATCTCCTCGTCCGTTCCGGCTCCGAGATGGTCAATAAGTTCCACGGGAAGGTTGTTGGCTGCGGCGGCCATCATGCGTGAGTGAAGGCCCCGTGCCTCATCACGTTCACGTTCTGCCGCCGCCTGAGCATCCTGTGCCCTCTGGAGTTCCGTCTTGTTGGCATCCTCGATTTGCTGAAGGCGCGACGCCGCACTAGCGTTTTGCTTGGCCCGAGCCTCATGCCTGCGAGCCATCTGCTTCCAGTGCTCGACTTGGCCGGCAAGGTCATCGTCCTGCTGCTGACCGTTCTCAATCATGCCATCCAGCAGGCCGGAAGCATCCTGATCACCAGAAGCCGCGCCAGCAGGAGCCGTTCCAGCTCCGTTGCTAACAGTGCCCGTTCCGGGCCCAGCTCCAGCATCAGCCGCACCTTCGCTCATCGAACCTCCAATTGTGCCTCTAGCGGGGAGTATACCCCGCCCGGAGCCGGAAGGGAAGTCATAACTCTACGTAGCCTTACGGTTACGAGCTTCCCTAGCTCGCGTCAGCGACTCTTCTAGGCCAGGGGCATGGCCTGGCCACCCTCCTGTTGCATGCCTATGTATATTTGCGCACAATCCCTTGACCATTTCCGGATCGACATACTTCGAGAGCGTTGCAACGCACGCGTCGAAATCTCCCGGTACACCCCAGTGTAGCTTTGCCGCCCCGGCCCCCGAAGTCCAGTACTTCAGGAGTTGTTCCGGCATCGACGTATGCTCTTCCTTCTGTGCCATCACACACTCTCCACCATCAACGTCCCATAACCGACTGTACTTATGTCCCCGGAAGAATCAATTAGGTCAATCCTCCACCAGAATGATCCCGCGCTCGCATTATCTGCCGCCGGAATCTCGAATGAAGACATACAGGCGCCAGCATTATCTGGATCAGGCACAATAGGTGATGTATATGTCCTAGTTGTAGGATCAGTATCGCTCGTTGTCCGGTTTGTCTTGTAGTAGAATTCCGACGTTGCCCCGGTGCCATCAGAGATACCCGGATATGACACGGTAACGATGACGTCATTGTTCTGCGGAATATACAACACCATCATCGGGACTGGAGCGACATTCTCCACCACTATCGTGGCGCCAGATATGTCAAATGGGGTTGTCATAATTACCCTCCACATACGGGGTAAACTGCTCATCAAACATGAAAGGATCGACGGTTGTTATGTAACTCGTGCCGTTTCCGGTAATCCACTCGACAATCGGCCAGCCGGATTCCTCATCACGACCGACAAGCTCGACTTCTGTGTTATCGAGTACACTAATGTACCTGTCGCTCATCACGAACCGCCAGTCGTGAGCGTCCCGTCCGGCTTCCAGGTATCCGGGATGTCTTCTGACCATCCCTTGATCTTGGCGGCACTCATAATATACCGCCGGACCTTCGCCCGCTCCTCCGGCGTGTTCGGACGCGCCCGGCCGACCGCGCGAATCGCCGCCGACAGTGAATTCGCCGGCCCAGACCGCGTCAGGATCGGGAATCGTGGTGAATCACTCTGATTCACCGCTGACGGTGGCATTGCCTGCTTCTTCTTGAGCAGGTTCCGTAGTGCTTCTTCCTTCAGATCCGACATCTTTCTCACTCCAGTACTGTTTCCAGGCCGCTACCGCAGCCTTGCCCGACTTCCCGGCAGTTGCCCTATGCCACTCATCCTGAATTTCAGCATTGTATGACTGCTGCCCGCTGAAAACTGTCCGCGCAAGACAGTAACACCTGTCATGTGCGTGAAAACGATCGCCGAAGCTCTTGTGTACCCCACTTGACCCGGCCATCATTGAACAGTAGTCACACGCCCGTACGTTAGACTCCGTGATACGCTCCCACCCCTGGGCGTTATCATCAAATGAAGCCGCAGTCGTTACGGTATCACGTCCACCATTCATCACGAGACGCGAGCTAGCCCCCTGAAGCGCATCCATCGCCTTTCCCGACGCCACGGAAGCCTCATCTCCGGTATTCAGGAAATGGAAGAACTGCCCAGCAGCCATCGCATTGACGACAGTCGAAAGGTAATCCGGCCGAAGCTGTACATTAGGCACAGCACGCCCAAAAAAGCCAGCTACCGCGCGAGACAGGGTATAGTACTCGGCCGCATCAGCCGCCGACATGCCGTAATGCGTGTCCACGATTCCGGAAACGAGCGGTTCGAGACTATGCCACGACTCATTGAAGTGCTCCGGATCCATCATTCGCGCCCACGCAACAGCGATTGCTGTCTCGACACGCCTCCCAATAGCATACTGGTGATCACGGTACCGAACAAAAAGCACGGCTGATGACTGCTCCGCCGACAATGGGAGTCCAGGAGTCGTCATAGCGATTCACCGGTTGGTACCATAGATGGCGGCAAGAGTGCGGCAGCCATTGGCGGTACTGGTGGAGGTGGCGGCGGTACTGCAACTCCTGGGGGAACACCTGGAGCCACTGCTGGCGCCGCAGGCTGTGGAACACCTACCGGCGCAATAGCCTGAGTCCCGGCTTGCTGAGCAACCATCTGCGCCACGAGCATCTGCGCCTTTTCACGCTGTGCCGCTAGCTGCCAGGAAGCGACATCATCGGCCGTTGCGCCAGGCACCCGCGCCCACAACTCCTCAGCAGGCACACCAAGCATCTGCGCTAGCTTGGTAAGCCCGTCGATTGTCGACCCGAATGCCCGCGCCGACGTGTCCCGCCAGACAACAGTGCCGAACAGGTCATCCCAGCCATCCTTATTGCCACCCGCGAGCGCTGATAGCCGGAACACGTTGCGCCATGGGTCCGTCATAGATGCCTGTAGTTCCTCGATCTTCCGGTCCAGGCCATCTCTTGCAGCCGCAAGTGCTTCCGCAGACATATTCGCGACTTGTCCCAGCAGGTGATACGGCGGTACCTGCGAAATTGTCGACATGTGTCGTATGCCATCTTCGCGAACAAGCGAGTATGGCTGTAGTGCTGTCTCCCCAAACTCGCCGAAGTGCGTCGTTGAGTCATCCGACGCCCATACACGATCAACTCCTGGACGGAATGGCTGTGACTCGTTGCCTTCCTCATCAACAGGCGACATGCCGGCAACCCACCGCTGCCGGAACGCGGCAAACTGCGTCGAGATCATCAAATTGAACGTATCGAAGTTGATCTGGTCCTGAATGGGCATCAGCGGCTCAATTTCGCCGACGCAGTCATCCTCGCCATCCAGGTCTGTCTCATACAGGTACCGTACGACCGGGCACATCCCAAGTCCATGCGTCGATACGACCGGCTGTCCGTTCAGCAGGATATCTCCGGGATCTGCTATCTTTAGCCCGGCTTGCGTAGGATCTGCTACCGCATTCCCGGTCAGTATATACCGGTTCTGCTCATCGTAGACATACACCATCAGCCTGGCGGTATTGTTCGGAAGCCGGATGACGTTGACCTCGATCGCGAATTGCGGCCATTCGTCATCAACTTCGTCAGCATAGAATGCCGTCATGCGGCGCGGAGAGATGGGCCGGATTACCGGCACGTTCTGTGCCTGCTCTTCCGGAGCGGCCATTACCCCCGGCAGCACGATAACGTACGCAGAGCCATACTTGATAACCGCGCGATGGACACCATGCTGTCGAGATACCATGCGGTTCGCCCGAAACGCATCCCACTCCGGCTGTGGAATCTGCGGTGCA